GTGTCCGAGGCGCGGGTCACGTAGGCGGTATAGAGTTCCTCGCGCAGGTGGCGGTTGTCGGCATAGGTGAGCACCGGGTAATAGGACGGGAATTCCAGGGTGAACACCCAGCCTTCCATGTCGCGCTGCTCGGCCGTCTGGCGTGCCAGGGCCCGGGCACTGTCCGGCAGGCCGGCCAGCTCGGCCTCGTCCAGCACCTGCCGGGTCCAGGCATGGGTGGCGTCGAGCAGGTTCTCGGAGAACCTGGATTGCAGCGAGGACAGCTCCTGCTGGATGGCCTTGTAGCGTTCGCGCCTGGCCGGTTCCAGCTCGATGCCGGAAAGGCGGAAGTCGCGCAGGGCGTTGTCGATGACGCGGCGCTGGGCCGCGTCGAGGCGCGTGTATTCCTCCCCGTCGGCGATTTGCCGGTAGGCACCGAACAGACCCTCGTGCTGACCCAGCTCGGTGCCGTAGGCGCTCAGCTTGGGCAGGCAGGCATTGTAGGCGGCGCGCAGTGCGTCGCTGTTCATGACGGCGTTGAGGTGGCTCACCGGCGACCAGGCGCGGTTGAGCCGGTCCTCGAGGTCTTCCAGGGGCCGCACCAGGTTGTCCCAGGTATGGGTGTCGTGCTCCGCCAGCAGGGCTTCGATGGCCTGGCGCGACTCGGAAAGTATGCTGTCGATGGCCGGTTCCACCTGTTCGGGGCGGAGGCGGCTGAAGGGCGGCAGGTCCTGGAGGTCGAGCAGGGGATTGTCCATGGGCGAGATCCAGTCACGCAAGCAACAGCTGTGCACTTTACCCGATAGCTGCAAAGAATTCTTTGGAAAAATCATGACAGCCCGGTACAGGTCCCTTGATGTAGCGCGCCGCATAATTTGCGACAGATTAACATTTAATTTGCGACGCCTAAAATAGGGGCATGGAAACCGTTGATTTCCGGCCGTTCTCGGCGTGGTCGTTCCAGATCAGGAGCTCCCGGGCCTGGCTACCGGATCCGCCCCCTACCGTGTAGGTGATATCGAGGGTTTCCATGTGGAGGCCCTCGAAGGCTCGGCGCATCTCCTGGTGGTCATTGACGCTGATCACCATACTGCCAGCGACGGTGCGGGCCAGCTCCCCCATATCGAAGTACTCCTCCAGCCCGAACTCCACCCCGTATCCCTCTGTCTCCCAATAAGGGGGGTCCAGGTAGAAGAGCGTGTGGCCACGATCATATTTCTCGACCACCCGCCGCCAGGGCAGGTTCTCCACGTAGGTGGACTGGAGCCGGAGGTGGGCCTGACTCAGCTCCTCCTCGATGCGCAGCAGGTTGAGCCGGGGCGGGCTGGTGGTGGCGGTACCGAACACCTGGCCCTCGACCTTACCACCAAAGGCGAGCTTCTGGAGGTAAAAAAACCTTGCCGCCCGCTGGATATCGGTCAGGGTCTCCGGGACGGTTGCCTGCTGCCATTCGTACACCTGGCGGCTGCTCAAAGCCCATTTGAACTGCCTTACAAACTCCTCCAAATGGTGTTTAATGACCCGGTACAGGTTGATCAATTCGCCGTTGATATCGTTGATCACCTCCACCTCAGAGGGCGCCTTCAGGAAATACATCGCCGCGGCGCCGGCGAATGCCTCCACATAGCAGGTGTGGGCTGGAAACCGCCTGGTGATCGGGTCCACCAGCCGGCGCTTTCCCCCAATCCAGGGGATTATCGGTTTGTGTTGCATGTGAGCCTCATGTCGCATCAATTATGGTAGGCTCTCTTTGCCGCGTCGACGTGGCAGAGGGCCTTGCCTGACTCACAGTGCCGTTTCACTGCGTTTTGGGGTCCCGCCTCGTGTTGACGCACGTGGCTGGTCGCCCTCTCTTTTTTAAACCTTCTTAGTCACACCCAGCACACCGGCTGGCTCTGCGCCCACACGACGGCCCCGGTCTGCGGGCAGTAGGAGCCGAACGGTCTTTCGCCTTCCGGTTCCGGCCCCAGCAGCACCGTGCCGGCATCCTGGCCGCCAGGGTGCATGGCTCCGTAGTACAGGGCGAACGATCCCGCCTCGGTGCTGTAGCCGGATACCACGCCCACAACCAAGTTGCTGTACCGGACGGGCGACCAGTTCGCTGTGCGCTCCTCCAGATACCAGTGATTTCCGCCACGGTAGGTGGTGAATGCGGTATAGAGCCCAGGCGGGCTCTGCAGCACGTTCGCCACCAGCTCCATATCCGCCAGGTCGCATATCGTCGACTGCACGATGCCGATGTCGCCCTCGCCCTGCTCATTTACGAGGTTGACAGTGTGGCTCTCCGCGTGCCCGGTCCCGCTGAAGGTGGCGCTGTTGCTGATCGTCCAGTTGGTTTCCGACTCCCCCGGTCCGGACGGATGCCACGGTGGATCTCCGCCCAGCGCCGCCCAGTCCAGGCAGTTCGTCGAGAAATCCCACGCCGTGTTGACCGTGCCGCTCAATGCGGCCGTGACCGGGACGCTCATCGCGCCGAACTGATAGGTGATGTCCAGGGTCTGCGTGCGCGTGCCGGATTGAGTCGTCGTCCACACCCGGCTGTCGGTTGCGCTGCCGGCGTCAAAGTCATCTTCACACCCAGGCGGGATCATCCGCCACCAAGTCGGATTCTCCCAAACCCATTCTCCGCTCGGGGTAACCACTGGCAGGTCCATGATTAATGCGTCCGAGAACGACACGGACATGGAGAACTCCAGGAGCGAATCGTCTGCCGGGTTGAAGGCCAGCCCGATGATCCGGGTATAGCTGACCGTCTTGGTATAGGTCCCGGTGTACGCTGTGAAGCTGCCAACCACGTTGCTCACCCCGCAGTCGGGGAAATCCCATCCCGTCCCTGGCCCGAGCGCATCATACTCTGCGACTCCGGCGGGTCCGACGGTGGCTGTGTGCGTGATACGACGCAGGCCGTCCACGCCGTCCGAACACTCCTCGATCACCTCCGTCTCTGTGCCGCCATAACAGATGCGCACCATATCCATGTGCGTTACCGAATCGTGCGACTCATTAACGGTCGCCACGCCGATGGTCTGCTCTCGCGTGCGGAGCACCGATAGGGTCGTGATCGCGTCTTCCCCTGGTCCTGATATGGTCAGCAGCAGGAAGCCGAACGGGTCGCGATGGGTTGTCCCGCCGGGTGCGTACAGCATGATGATCGCCTGCCCGCCATCAGAGGAAATCGACTCGACGCGGGCCTTGGAATTGTCCGTATAGACGGCGCTCATCACCGGCGTGTCCTGTCCGATCCCGGCGAGGGTGGTCGGGTATGAATGGGACTCTGCGACGCCCGGGAATTCACCGAACCGGGTCAGGCTCACCGTTTCTGAAAAGCTGCCGGAGGTCACACTCGCCGCCTTGCCCAGGAACGATGGGCACTCGACAAGCCAGCGGGTTCCCACTGGGTCGATGTATATCCACCCGTTGAGCGGCTGGCCGTAGAGCTGCCCGCGCATCCCGGTCAGCGTGGCCGTGTCTCGCCACTCGTGGCCGTTCGCTGTATCGCGCGCGGCCTGCTCCGGTGTGCGGACTACCGGCGGGACGCCCGGCGCTCTCACAAGGTGTGACGTGCCGGCGATGTCGAAATTCGAGCCAAACATCTCCGGCTGCGGGTATGCGATGACCGCCCCGTTCGGCAGCGTGAGCTGCCCACCCGACACCAGGCCGTGATATGGCGTTCCCAGGGCTGTCGGCACGCTCATCCAGTAATTACGCCGGTCCTTCATGTCTCGGTTGCACCCGGGTCATCGAAATTAAACTTAACCTCGTTGCCTTCCGCATCTGTCATCACCATCGTTTTAATCGGCTCCACTTCGAGGACGAATATCCCGTCAGAGCTTGTGATGCCCATGCCCGTGTAGTACTCCCGGGTGGTGTGATTATCCTCGGTCAGCGGGCTGGCGATGCCGGACACGCCATCTCCGGATGCAGCCGCGAAGCCGGGCTTTTTTCGCAGTGGCCCGCGCGGCGGTGTGTCCGGTAGACGATTGGCTTTGCGCTCGCCGAGCAGGGTGCGGAGGTGCCTGATTAATGCCTCATTCGCCATGTCACACCTCCATGCTCAGTGGTTCGTTCGGGATAGTGATCTCATACGATGCGTGGGCTTCTCGCTCCACCGGGTCCCGGAACCCTTCCGCGATCTCCGGGGTCTGCACGGAGAATCTTCGCGGGTACGTCTCCGCGCCCGGTGTGATCGTCGTGTAGTTTCCCGTGAATCCGGTCCATTCCTGGTTATATGCCGGCGCGCCCGGCTTACCGCCCAGGTGCGTCCCCTGAAACGCCGACGCCGGCATGCCCTCGGATGGCGCGGTGTTCGGCGGTTCTGGCAGAGCCAGGTTGTCGTTCGCACTGTCTGCCACCCCTATTGCCCGGGACACCCGTATCGTGATTTGCGTGGTGGCGCGGGCGCTGAGCATGTCCATCTCATGCACCAGCCGGTGCACCTTTCCGCGCGCAGCCACGCCGGCGGAATCGACGGATACGGTGTGCAGTCGATCCAGGCCCGGCTCCAACGGCTCGATGAACGTGACCTGGTTCCTGCGGTGCGCATCCAGAGTCTCGGTTTTCGCCCTGTTCAGGACCACGGCTGCGGCGGCGGCCACCTGGTCCCGATCCGCGGCGTCGGCAACCCAGTCGCCATAGATGTCCTGTTGCGCACCTTCCGGAATATCGGTGTCGTCTGTTTCCTCCCACGTCGCCGAATCGTAGTCGGTGGCCACTCCTATATTCTGCTCTCGCACCAGCTCGCCGCACGCCGCAATGCTCTGCGGCGCCCTGAGTTCCAGCCGATAGGTTTCGGTGATCCACTGGCTCATCCGGATGGATGCCGACCAGGTTGCCGCGAGGACGAACCTCCCGATGCCGTTGTTTATCCAGTTCGATCCATCGCCACAGGGATCATTTTCGCTGTCGGGCAGATAAGTGAAATTGATCGGCCCGACCGCCGCCCCCGCCCCGTTTGCGGCCGACGAAATCATGTCATCGGTCGGCAGCTCGCTCGAGTCATCGAACCAATGGCAAAACGTGCCATTGGAATCGTGCGCCCATCCGAACGGGATCACCCGGTGCCGGTTGCGTGAGAACCGGTATTGAAATTCTATGCGATGGATATTGAATACGTCCGACCGTTCCACCAGGGACACCTGCATGGAACTGTCCAGGGTGTCGTTATATTCGAAGTCCGGGACCGCTTTGGCGGTCCACGGTGTGACCACTATCGACTGACCGTTCGGCAGCATATCCAGGCTGTCCGGCCGGGTGCTCATCCGGTCCTGCGCGTATTGCCACCCGTCCGCGTTTTCGTCGAACACATCGGGGCTCCAATGGCCACCGCATATCGTGTCCAGCGCAGCTTTCGGCATATCGGCCAGGGTCTGCTGCAGCCTGTCCGTGCACATAAAGGTCACGACGCGGCTGGCTGGGTCGTATATCGGCATATCCACGACCCCGGTAAATATCCGCACCGGGTCACCGTCCGCCTGATATTCGATCGTCACCGTGGCGCCGATCCAGTCCGATAGAGATACCACACCGCCCACCGGCGCCAGTGAAAATTCCGCGATCCTGGCCACCGATTCTTCCGCCTCTACGCGAACGATTCCGGTCAGGCGGCTGGAGACATCCACCCCTCCGAGGATTACAACCGCGCCCCACTGGTTTCCGGACACACTCACCAGCGACGTGCCAACGGCCACCGCAGACGGAGGCGTAAGGCTTGCCGGCATGATATCGCCCTGCGCCTCGGTTCCTGCCGGTGGGGTCGCGTAGAACGCGCCCCGCATTTTCTCATGCCCGTAGCTTTCCAGGATGTTTGCGAACAGGTACGTTCCGCCCCAGCCTGTATAGGTGGCATCGTTGATGAACGCAACGACCGCTTCCGCCATGTTGACGACTACGGTCCCCGAGTACTCAGTGCTGGTGTTCCCGGAATCCTGCGCGACCGCGGTCGATACGCTCAGGGATAACGAGTCATAGTCCTGCGGAGCATCCGCCGATGTGTCTTCCGATGGCGTGAACCATAGCCTCAAGGTCCGGTCGCCGTCGGTGTCCGCGTGGGTACCTGACGCCACCGACACCCCGTTGACGATAAAATCCCATGCCCCCTGCTTTGACAGTACGCCGACCACAACGTCGCCGATCTGCAGGCTCCCGGCGGGCACATCCATTGCGGTTCGCTTGATGAAACCTATGAACTGGTTGTTGCCCGCTGCAGCCGGCGCGAACTCCGCCAGCGCCTCCAGCTCCATGTAGGCCTCGCCGTTATAGGCCAGGTTGTCCACGAAGGTGTAGCCATCCGACGCCGGTGCCTGCATGGGGCGGAAAAACGCATAGAGCCCGAACGGGTCGTTATGTATCCAGAAATCATCAAACAGGGGTTGCGCCGGTCCGGCACTGGTCGCGCGCGGGAGAACCAGTTCTACATTTTCCGACGGGAGTGCGGTGTATACAGCTGTGCTGCGCGTCAACCCCATATTCAGGGTGTAGGACACATTGTCGACGCTACCGAGGGCGGTTACGGACCCGACGGCCGTGGCGGTGGAGGTGTGCGTGACCGAGCCATTGCTGGCAATGGTGAAGCCAGTCATGGCGGGAGATAGTTCGGTGCTGGGGACCACTACCGGGTCCACCTGCCCCTTATTCAGCTTGGCAAACCCGACCAACCCGGGCCACGAGTCATCATGGAACATGGCCGGCGGGAACGACACCACGAATTCGACCGGGATGTCGGCGATGTCGTCATAAACCGTGGAGAACAGGTCTACCGGCGCATCCGCGAAGCTGGTGACAATATCGACCATTGGGCTATGCGCTTAGGTTGAACGGAGTGGTAAACGTCACGATGAGAGGCCCGCCAGAAACCACCACCTCGGAACCGAAATCCACGTAATGCAGCAGCGGGTCTGCGCCTGCGTCTCCGGTGCTCTGATACAGGATGCAGCCAACCGCCGTAATCTCCACCTCCGCATAGGCAGGCGTGGCCGCCGCGAACGTGACGCCGACTTGATTGTTGGCTACATCCACCGATCCTATCGCCGCCGTCACGGCAAACCCGCCGGCCTCGTACCCTGTGCCGACCGCCTCGATGGTCACGTCGCTGCGCCAGACCCAGTTGTCAAGCTGGGCCTCCGTCGGCGCCGCCGACACCAGCAGGCCCTTGATGTCTCCGCCCGCATAGTTCACCAGGCCGCGCGCCAGGTGGTCCGCCAGGTGAGTGAAATTCTGCGACGCCATTACACTTCCTCCGCGCTCAGTGTCCACCGGAACGCTGCATTGGTTGCGTCCACCTCCTCGCTGGGCCCGTCTGTAAACACGGTCAGTAACGGGTAATAATCGATCTTGTAGCGGCTCGCGCCGGCGACCGGGGTGATCGTGGCCTCGTTGCCATCCATTGCGACGGCGGCGCTCTGCCAGCCTCCCCCCACCAGGGCCCACGCGACTGGCGTATAACCGGCGTCTGAGCGGCGCGCAGCCGGCAGATCCACCACCAGGGCGGACGTCATCATGGACCGCGTCGCCACGCACGCGAGCTGCAGGGGCTGGCTGTAGTCGATCGCATCCAGGCCTGGCGGAATCCATCCATCCGCCTGGATGCTGGTTCGCAATTTTCGCCAGTGGGTCTGCTTGATAGCGGCGCCCGACTGCATGCGCAAAACCGTGGACCCACCTATCGGCTCATAGGTTTGGCGCAGGGACAGGCTGGCATGAATGGGTACCTCTATACCTCCGATGATGAGCTTCATCGCCGACCTCGCTTCAAGTTTTCACGCGCCACGGTGCGCTGCAGGTCAGCCGCCGTGTCGGCAGACCCCGTCAGCGCGAACTCCTGACCCGCCAGACTGAGGTACACGGGCGTGCCGCCTGCGGAGTCCCTGCCAACGGCGGCTTTCGGTATCGAGGGGATGCTCAGGTTGTTGATGATGCTGGTGGGCGCGCCGACACTGTCGCTCGCCCGTCCCACCAGGCCGCCGCTGGCGAACTTCGGCAGCCGCATGCGGTTGATGGCTTCGACGAAGGGCAGGCCATAATGCCGCACAGCCCGCGCCCGCAGCATGTATTCGTTTTTGGATCCCCACATCAGGATCGAGTCGGACGTCTCGGTGCCGGGGCCCTCGAGCAGGCCGCCGTCCGCGCGCTTGGGCAGGTCATCCAGGAGTTCGCCGGCCTTTTTCCCATAGGCGTTATCCTGCAGCACCACCGGCATGACGATCGGGTTCTGCTGCAGATGGGCCTGCAGTTGCTGCCTCAGCTGTTCCGCGCTGCGCTCCGCGTTTTCATGGTCGAACCCGATTTCGATCTTCTTCAGGAATTCTGCCTCTGCCACCAGCTTCGCGATGAACTTTTCCGCGCTCTCCAGGTTGGATTTGGCGGTGCCTTCCTGCTTGGTAGCGGCCTCACTCGCCGTCCGTTCCATCTGGGACAGGAATCCGAGCAACTGTTGTTTCCCCAGTTCCCCCTTGAAATCCCCGGCCTCCTGCAGTTCCAGAAGGGCGGCCGCCGCCTGCTTCGACAGGTCGATTGCCTGCTCAAAATCACCCGCTGCCAGCGCCTGCTTGGCGCTGTTCATCAGGGCGACCATATCCATGAATTCGGTTGGACCTTCCTTTTTAGGTCCTCGCAGCAGCTGCTCCCGTACCTGCTTGAAATGCTCCTCTACGGCGAGCCGTGCCTGCTGGGCTTTTTCGACGTCCTTCGTTGCCTCGTCATAGGCCTGGAGCTGTTCGGCCAGCGCATCCTTGATTGCCTCGGTTTCTTGTTTCTTGATGTCGGTGACGGCATCCTGGTGCGCCTTCATGGAGGCTTCGCGTTCGGCCTGAATCTTGTTCGCTTTCTCCAGGGCTTCGCGCATGAGTCGGGCCTGGCGCGCAGCCTCGATGGTTTCCTCGCTGGGGCCCTTCGACGGATCGACGTCGGCTTCGACACGGCTGCCGACGTCCCGCAGTTCTTCATAGAACTCTTTGGCCGCCAGGATGCGGTCACGGTATGCCTGCTGTTCGGTGTCTGACAGGCGTGCCACTTCCTCCGCCGTCAGCACCTGGACGTTTGCATATTTCTCATACTGCCCGACCAACTCTACCAGGCGCGCGGCGTCGGTCTGCCGGCGATCCGCGATCCCCTCCATCGTGCTCTTGAGCTCCAGATGGGCGGCCACCAGGTCCCACACCTGCTTCCCGCTCCACGCCGTCAGACCCACAGCGGTCAGACGCATGGCCTTGTTCATGAGGCTTATGCCAGCGGCTGCCCCGGCGGCGGCACCGCCCAGCGCTGCCGTCGGGGCGATCATTGCCGCGATTCCCGTGGCGGTGCTGATGAGCGCGCCCAGGCCGCTGGTGGCCAGGCGCAGGGCATTCCACACCTGGCGCAGGCCGAGCACCCAGAGAGCCTTGGCGGCTACCAGCGCAGTGATGCCCACTATCAAGCCCTTCACGGGCGCTGGCAGTTCGTTCAGGCCCCTGGCCACGCGGGTGAGGATCTCGACCAGCGGTGTGCCGGCTGTGATCAAGTCACCGATCTGCATCGCCAGCTCCGCCATCGCGGCGCGGAACTCGCGCATGCGCTGCTCGGGTGTGTTGGCCATCTTGTTGTAGGCCTCGTCGGTCGCGCCGGCGGCGTTATGCATGTTCTCGATGGAGCCCGCCAGGGCATCGATGTCCCTCGTCAGCGCCAGCACGCCGGTGCGTGCGGTCACGTCAGGCACGATCTGGCGCAGGGTCTCGGGGTCCAGGTTCAGGCGGGCGATCTGCTCCAGCGTGCCGTACAGGCCGCTCCAGCTGATGCCCAGCTCGTCCATCACCTTCTTCGCTTCCGGCACGGGCGTGGACAGGGCAGTGATCGCTGATCGGATGGAGTTGGACGCCACAGCCGTGTCGAGGCCGGCCTGGGTCATCGAGGCGATGGACGCGGCCACCTCCTCGAACGGCACCTTGGCGGCAGCCGCGATCGGCAGCGCCTGGCCCAGACTGGTGGATAACTGTGGCAGGGTGGTGACGCCGTTCTTCACCGTGGTGAACAGCACGTCGTACACCTGGCCCAGCTGATCGATTTCCTTGCCGTAGGCATTGACCACGGCCAGGCCCACGCGGGCGGCGCTCTGGGTGTCCGTCACACCCGCCACGGCGGCCCGGGTGGACTGGCGCAGCACCTCGATGGCGTTGCCCTCGGGCACCCCGGCGGAGATGATGTCGTACAGCGCCTGGGCGGCGGCGGGGGCGACCACGCCCATCTCCATCGCCAGCGCGCGCACCTCCTGAGTAAGCTCGGCGAAGCGCGCCGGGCTCACATCGATGAGGGTGAACACCTCCGCCATTTTGGTCTTGAACTCACTCGCCCCACCGCCGGCCGCGGTGAGCATGCGCACCACGCCATAGCCCGCACCGGCCAGGGCCAGCATGCCGACCTTAGCCTCGCCCATAACGCGCACCCACCCGGACTTCTCCTGGGTGAGTTTGCGTACGCCCTCCTGCATCTGCACATGGGCGCGGGTGAGTTCCTGGCCGGATAACTGGCCCGAGCGGGCCAGCGTCTGGTAGTCGGTACGGAGCTGGCGGATCTCGCGGTTTAGGGTGCCGAACGGCCGGACACCCAGGCGCTGCATGGCTTCCCCCATGCGCCGGGATCCGGTCGTGGTGGCGCGCTCCAGTCCCTGAATCTCACCGCGATAGACCGCCGCACCCGCCTTTATCGAGCGTTCAAACGCCTCTGCACGCAGCCGTAATGTGAATTCAACGGTATTGGTCATGGGGCGCCTTCATCACGTTCACTTGCGGCTGGCTTTCAGTTCGGCAATGGCAGACCGGTATATGCTCCAGGGGTAACTCCACACATTCGCGTGGCCCGCGCGGGCCAGCGCGGAGGCCGTCAACTCGACCTGTCGTGCACGGCTTGTTGTGCGGCCTCCAGGACCTGGCGGCCGGCCTCTACCACCCGGTCCCTCATGGCGAAAAAATCCGCGTTCAGCTCCTTGGCCGCCTCGATGAGCGCGCGGATCTCGCTGGGAGTGAGGTCGTCCAGCGAGACACCGTCGACCATGCGCGCCAGCTCGGACAGCCCCAGCTCCTCGAACAGCACCGCGCCCACGGCGTCATCCGCGAGATTTCCCTGGCTTGGGGACTCCATGTCCTTCAGCCAGGCGCGGATCTCCGCCACGTTCAATTCCTTGACCGTGCCGGAGGTATCACCCACTTTCACTTCCCGGGTGCGCCGCATCCGTTATGCCTCCACCTGGCTGACACGGTAGTACCCGCTCACGCCGGCGCCCTTGCTGGTGTCGCGCAGGATGCGGCCAGCGACCGCCTGCTCGCCGAAGTCATCACCAATGAGCGGCACTTCCTGGGCAGGGCCCGGCTTCCAGCGCCAGATGTCGATGACCACAGGCTTGCCAGACTGCGCCTCGTTCAGACCGGCGACGGTCACCTCATACTCCTGGCCGGACTGGGTCAGAGCCTCGATCACACGGCGCGCCGAATAGTCGTAGCTGACGAACAGATCCTCATCCTCGCTGATGGCGCCCGAAGCCAGCGGCACGATGCCGGCCGCCGAGACCTCGTAGTCGGTGCCCAGGTCGTAGGTCACCAGCTCGGTCGCCGCATCCACCACCACCAGGTCGGCCGGATCCATATGTGTGAGCCGGATCAAGTGTCCAAGCTTGGCGGTGTGCGGCTCATCCACGGCCGAACCCGCTGCGACATTGCTGTGCGAGCCAGAAGTAGACAGGGCCCAGTTCTCGGCGACGAAGTCACGCATCGTGAGCGCGAACTCCACCGACTGGATACGTGGGATCGAGTTGGCCAGCCCGCCGCCGGGGTTCTGGTAGTCACGCAGATCCCGCGTTTCTTCCTGCTGACGCAGGTTGCCCAGTGAGCAGTTGCCGGCAGGGCGACCACCAATGAACACCTGGCCGACGCCGATGTAGCTGAATTCCTTTGTCGTGATCATTAGTTCGAGGCTCCTTTCTGGCTGGATACATTACGCGGCGGGACGATGCCCTTGGACGCCATCCAGTCACGCAGCTTGGGCCGCACCTGGATCTTGGTGTCTTTCGGCAGATCGATGCCGCGATGCCGGATTGGCTTCAGGAGTGTTACCTCCTCCTTTGGTGCCTTGTCGGTCTTGGTGCTCATGGTTGTGACTCTCCTTTACGGACAATGTTGCTGGCATAGGCCAGCGGGAAATAACCGAACCCCTTCTCGTATTGAGGCGGGGGCGCGTTGATCTTGTGCAGGGGGCCAAAGTCCGGCCCAGGATTCCAGCCCTGCAGGCTGGCGTTGATGCGCCAGAGCAGGTCACCGGCCTCCCGGCGGGCGGCCACCCCGGTGCGCATGTCGCGTCCGTTGCGCACCACCGCGACCACCATCCAGCGCTGCTGGACGATCTGCACCAGGCCGTTGTGGCTGCGCTGCTTGTCCCCCGGCAGCACCTGCTCGCCGAACGGCACCACATCGATGCGCGGCGCCTGCTGCGCGTTGGCAGACACGCCATCGAGGTCATACATGCCATCGATCGCGCCACTCAGTTCCGGCAGCCGGGCCTTCAGGCGGGCGATGATCAGGTCCTCCAGGGCCAGGTAGTTCATGCGTCCACCGCCTGGCGCACACGGCGCCGGATGATATCCATGACCTGGTCGCGATCGTCTGCACTGAGGCCGAGGTAGGGCCGCGCCGGGATCCGCACCCGTGCGCTGCGCCGGCCGGCCTCGCCACCGAGCTGGTGGATGGCGGCATACACCTGGTTGCTGCCCACCACCACGCCATCGGATTCGGCCTGGTAGGTGATGGAGTCGCGCAGATGGCCCCGGTCCACCAGGATGGCCATGTTGGCCAGCTTGCGCATGGCGCCGACCTTCAGGCTGCCATCCTTCTTGCGCGCCTTCCCGCCGCCGATGCGGGCGTACATCGTCGCATCCGAGAGCGGTTCCCAGGCATTGCCGTCCGGGTCCACGCCGCGCTTGAAGCGCTGCTGCACGGAACTCACCAGGTGGGCGCCGATCTCATCGAACATTGCGGTGGCGTCGAACTGTTGCAGGCGCGTCAGCACCGCCAGTACGGCCTGATCATCCCGGCTGAGCTCCATCGTCACGCCGGTCATCAGTAGGATTCCCAGTCGAGGGCGAGGTGGTTGCTCATACCACACTCCCGGCAATACCCAGATGTAGCATCAGCGCGGCGTACACGGCCGCCTTGATGTTGCTGTAGAGGGACCCGGACACGGTAGGTGTGGCGGCCACGGCCAGGAACTCATCCCCGCTTATATCCGCCCGGTGCCCACCCACCACCACAAACTGCTCGCCGTCCATGTACCCGGAGACGTACTGGATGTGAATCGTCTGGGTCTGGTTGTTGACCATGAACGATGTCACCTCGTAGGTGTCCACGTTGCGGACGACCTCGGGCACTACGTTGTCTGCAATTAAAGGCATACCGTCCCCTAGAAATTGAGTAGCTGCAGCGGGCTGATCCCGCTCGGAGGCGTGCCGCCCGAGATCGGCGCCGCTACATCCCCGTCTGTACCCACGTACAGCTCCGCCACATATATCGCCGCTGGGTTGGCCCCGCGCCCGATGATGAACAGGCCCACCGCGCCCGATTCATATGTCGCATCCGCAACCTCCTCGGTCCAACCCGCTGGCTCATCCTCCAGCGCCCCCGCCCAGCTTTTGTGGCGGACCGTGGTGCCGGTTGCCTCTACCCTGCGCCACCGATAGGCGGTTGTGGTTTCCGCGTCCGACGCCCCCAGCAGCACGGCGCTGGCCGCGTCCAGGCGCATCAACTGCACCGCCGCCGAAAACGCATGCGAGACGTACCCGGTCAGGCTGTCGAGCATCCGCGCGCACAGCCCCCCGCCATACACGGTCGCGGACCCGCCCGTGTGGCGCACCCTGGCCAGCACTTGCGTTTCCGCGATCGCCGCGCCGGCCGGTGTCCATAACGCAATGTGCCGCGACAGGTTTATAGTCAACCAGGCGAACAGCAGGGCAGGTGTGCCGGCGTCGTCTACCTTGGTAAGCGACACCGTCCCACTGGACGACGCAATGGTGAACTCCGCCTGCAGCGCGGCCTCTGATTGCGACAGGTCGAGCGCGTACTGAGCCATGCTATGCGGCCCCCACGCCTGAATACACCCAGCCGTTCGGGTTGCCGTCGAACGTGATGACGTTCATGCCGGCGTCCGCGGTGTTGTATGTCGGCGAGGCCGCGCCCAGGTGAGTTGCGCCTGCGACCGTGATGGTGTGCCCGGCGCCGCTGTTGACCAGGCGCAGGCGGATATACGCCGCCGTAGCGGGTGCCGCTGGCAGGGTGATGGTCACGTCGTCGTTCACCACGCCGCGCTGTTTGTTGCCGTCGGCGATGTCCAGCGTGATCGCGGTGCCCAGGTTGCCGTGGTTGTGCTCAGCCTGGGTGACGGTGTTGGGCACGGCGACGCCGTTGCTGTCGGCCAGTTTGATGGTGTAGGTCGTGGCGCCGACTGTGATCTTGGACCACGTTTCGCCGGCCGCGCCGGTGCCGGTGCCGTCGGATACCCAGGTGACGCTCGCGCCTTCCGGCGGGTCCGCGGGGTCTGCGCTCATGTCGCGTAGGGTGAGTGCGCCGTCGATGTCCAGCTTGCTGGTGGGCTCGTCTGTACCGACTCCCACGCGATCGCTGCCGGCGTCCAGATGCAGCAGCGGCGTCGCGGCTGTACCGTAAAACGAATAATCGATGTCGTGCTGGCCAGCGTTGAATCGTACCGTTGACAGCAGACTCTGCCGTGGCGGGAAATCCATAATGGGCCAGTCTTCTGCGGCGCCGATTGCCGTAGAATTCAAAGCTGGCACAGACAGCCGCCACAGATTTTCAGAGTGATCTATCCCCGCACGCGCGCGAAGGAATGGGCTGGTCCTCCACTGGGCAAATGCGTCCGTGTTGATACCGTGCAGCGCGATCAGCACCCCATCCTGGGTTGCTGATTCCGCGCCGAACATTTGGCCAAACACCACCGTGCCCTGCTGTGATATGCACATGCGCGGCAGGCCCGTGTCGCTTGCATGCGTGTTGGTTGCCGCCGTATAGAATAAGTGCTCCGTTGCATCGGGCGCTTCCCAGCCACCGCCTCCGTAATACAGCGTGCGGGAGCCGCCATCAACGGATTCCCAGCCGCACAGCCCCACGAACGGGTGTCTTGCGGGGTTGGCTCGCGCAACAGCGTATAGGCCACCATCCGTACCGCCACCCAGTACAAACGACAGGTAACTAGACGACCCCCCGCCGGTGAACTCGCCAGCACGATAGCGCGACCAGAGCACACCCTTCGGTCCCGTGGTGGTCCCCGCTGCGGTGGCTCGCAGCGTGCCGAACTCATCGACCGTGACGCTGCTCCAGACGACATCGTAGTCGGTCGCGCTGGCCTTGCGCGGTATCGCGTGCGCTGCGCCACCGGCGGGCAGGCCGGGGCCGGGGTCGCCATCCGCGCCATCCGCGCCATCCGCTCCTGGGACGCCCTGAATGCCCTGCGGACCCTCTGGCCCCATCGGCCCGGGGTCACCCTGGATGCCTTGCAGGCCCTGGTCGCCCTGCGGCCCTTGTGACCCCTCTGCGCCTTCCAGGGACGCGATGAAATCCGCCTCCGTGCCGACGTTGCCGAGCGCCAGCCACGCCTCATATGCGCTGGCTCCGTCCGCGCCGGGGTCACCCTGGATACCTTGCGGGCCGACCGGCCCCTCGGGTCCCTGGATGCCGGGGTCACCCTGCGGTCCCTGTGCACCGTCCGCACCAGGATCGCCTGCGGGCCCCTGCGGGCCTGCCGGCCCGGGGTCGCCTGCACCTCCCTTCGGCCCCTGCAGCACGGCGCCGAGCGCGGTCTGCAGCGGCGCGGTGGTCACGGTGAAGCTGGTCGCCAGCTCCTGCACGATCGAGGTCACTGGCGCTGGCGCGATCAGCGTCAGCGTGGTGGTGATGGCTGCGATGCTGGATGCCGTGATGGTGGTAATCACGGCGCGACCTCCGGCAGGGTGATGTCCTTCTTCACGAGGATTTCGAACGTTTCGGTGCTGATGACCTGCCCGGCGTCGGTGGTGTATTCGACATCACAGTAATTCATGCCGACCGGCCAGGCGGTCGTGTCGTCGTGGCGCAGGGTGTACTTGCCTAGGCCTACGTCCGTGACCGTCACCTGAACGTCGGCGAGCAGCACGTCCTTCCGGTCGCGTACCTGGGAACGGATACCCCAGCCTGTTATGGGCTCCGGCACGCCATTAATGGCGACGTCGCCGAGCACAAGGAAGGTGTCGCCACGCTTGATCTCGATCACCGGATTACCTCCCGGTCGCCGCGATCACGCTCGATGGATTTGTCGCAGTGGTTGCGGTCGAACAGGTGAAACAGCCGGCACAGCCAGTAGGCCCAGGGTTGGTCGTGCACACGCTTGCCCACGCGGCTGCTGATGGTTTCGTCGGGGTCGCCGCCGAGCAGGGCGTTGGCGAGCTGATCGAGATCGAGGGCGACGAGGATGTTCCCGATCCAGCGGCGGGCTTTGTGCCAGTGGCTCATCAGTAGCGATCCCAGTCGTGCCCGCTGTTGCCGCCCTGCACGCGCACGCGGCCTTCCGGTGTGGCGACACCTGCATCGACGGCGCCCAGGCTGGCGTGGCCGTTAGATACGTCCCGCAGCCACTTCACCTGGCGCTCGTAGCGTTTCTCGACTTCCTCGGTCGTTTGCGCGCCATAGAGGTTATAGCGCGCGATATCCGCGGTGGCCTGCGGCAGGTTGGAGCCCTGCACCAGGTTCAGTTCCAGCGGCAGCCGGTAGCGCGGCGCCAGGTAGGAATCCACCATCGCCTCGGCATCGGCAATGGCGCGATTGAGGATCTCGTCGTCGATGAGGTCCAGCCGCGCGCGATCGGTTAGCTGGATCAGCTCCGTTTGGCCGAAGCGCTGCTCCATGTCGTCGCGGTCGGTATACATCGCCTACTTGATATCCTTATCGCTCTGCACGGCCATCCAGGCATCGTTGCGCTCGACGGCGGTCACCGGCCAGCCGAGCTGCTCGGTGAGCGCGGCCACCTGCGGCACGCCGCCGCCGGTCCAGTGCGCCGGGTTGTTCTGGTCCAGCTGGCTGATGACCTCGCGGATCGCGGCAATGCGCGCCGCCGGATCTTCCGGGGCCGGCTTGCGGTTCGGGTTGTTCTGATCGGGCGCGGGGGCACGCGGCGCCCCGCTGCCGGGCGCCTCGATCGGGCGGTCCGCCACGGCACCGCTGGCCCTGAGACGGGCCGCGGCTTCCTCGCACAGCTCGATGCGATCACCGGGGGCGAACCGTTCGCCGTTGTATTTGACCGGGCTGGTGACGATATAGGTGTTCAGGGACATGGTGCGGGCCTCTTGAAATTGGTGCGGGTCCTGCCGAAACCATCCCCGGTTATCCGACCCACAAGGGTTCACCGGTTGAGCCTGGCCGGGGCTCCCCGGACCAGCGCCAGGCGGCCGGTCCGGATCGATGCCCCTTCGCGGGGTTATGCTTAGGCGACGGCGCTGACGATCAGAAAGCCCGAGGCGATGCCGCTCAGCACCGGGGCGCGTTCGTAGGCCGTACCATAGATCCAGCTCTTGCTCTGGGTTTCCCAGTAGGGCTGTTCCACGGCGGGATGGCCTTCCATCGTGTAGGTGTAGCCGTAGCTCGGTTCCTCCATGCCGGAGGGCGTGGTGGGCACGTAGGCCAGCACCACATCCTTGCCCCAGATATCGATGGTGGCGCCGGCGTCATCGAAGCCGATGGCCTTGCCGACGATCACGGTCTGCACATCGAACACCGCCGCCAGGATCTCCGCCGTCACCACACCACGCTGGGTGTACTTGATCTTGTCCAGGATGGCCGGATGCTCCTTGAGCACCTTGAACACCTTGGCCGAGAACTCGATGACGCTGGGGTACAGGCCGGTGCTGGAGCGGATGGCCTCCTTGGCGTCCTCGATGTCGCCGATGGGATCGGAGGCGTCGTAGTCGCTCCACTGGTCGGTGCCCGCCAGGGTGAGTTTGTGATTGGCGTCGTAGCCGGCGGCGTTGCGGGCCAGGTCGGCCTGCTGCTTCTCCAGGATCAGCGACTCGATGCGCATCACGCCGTTGATGGCGCGGGTGGCCAGGTCGATACCGGGCACGTTGTTGGCATCGCGCAGATGCTCCCGCGGCACCGGGGCCTCCAGGGCATGGTTCTCCAGCGCGAAGGGCTTGCCCTCGTAGCCGAACTGGATGCGCTTGGTGGCGGTACCGGGGGCGCGCAGGGAGGTGTAGAGCTTGAAGGCGTCCTTGCCGAACTCGATGATCTTGCCGCCGGCCACGTTCACGGGCACGCGCGGGAACAGCGCCATGCCGATGTGATCGGGATGACGGTAGCCCTGAACGACGTTACTGAGGATCGGGTCGATGACCCGGCGTTGTGCGGTAGTAGGCATTGTGTGCTCCTTAAGCCGGAATCAGCATGACTTCGAAAAGGTCGCCATCGGCGGCGGCGGCCTGCAGGGCGCGGGCCACGGTGACGCCGGCGTCCTTGGTGACCAGCTTGCCGCCAGCCCCCACCTCCAGGGCGGCGCCCACGGCGACGGCCGCACCGGCGATGGCCACGGAGGTGCCCAGCACGTCCACGGCGACCGGGTCGCCCAGGGCGGCATCGGTGATGGCCAGGCCCTGCATGGCCCCGGCCGCGGTGGCCACGTCACCGTCGTAGCCGACGGCCTGGTGTTCGCTGAGCGCCGCGGCAGCCACGGCGGTCAGGGTCAAAAGCGAGATCTTGGATGCAGGCATGTCAGCCCTCCTGTTCGACGGTACGGACGGCGCTGATGTAGTCCACGCCGGGATTCTGTTTCATGTAGTCGCGCGCCTTCCGGTCCAGCTCCAGGCGGTCGGCATCCACATGGGCGCCGGCCGGGGCGGAGAACTGCGGGCCGCCCTGGCTGCCGAGATCCTCACCGGCATCCGACTCGCCCCGGGACGGGCCCGTGGCGGGCAGCGCGGCCATGAACTCGCGGAAGTAGGCCAGCGGCGACTGCTGCACGGCCTGGGCCTGGTCACCCTCGCCCTGCGAGAACTCGAAGCGGGCATCCTCGCCATCGGGCAGCGCGGCCATGAACTCCGCCAGCCCTTCGGCCTGCGCCGGGGTGAGCCGGCGGCCGTCCACCGCCTCCGCGACCAGCGCCTGGAACTCAGCCTGCCGGCGGCTGCGCCGCTCGGCGGCCAGCTCGTTTGCGAGCGTCTGCTCGCGCTGGGAAAACTCCGACACCGCGGCTTCGCGCCCGGCGGCACGTGCGGCATCGATATCGGCCTGCGTGAACTCACTCACGGCGGCACCTCCATCATTGGTGGGTGGGTGGGAAAAGGAAGGTTGATCATCGGCACGCAGCTCGGCGGCATGCGTGGACAGGGATTCGAGCTCGTAGTCCGGCAGCACCTTGTCCGCCGTCTCGACCCCGAATTTTTCGATGATGAAATCGCGCAGGCGGCGCATCGCGCGGGCCAGCACCCCGGGGGTGTAGCTGTCCACCTGGTAGTCGAAGACATTGTCCTGCGGGGCGGCGAACTGCACCGGCGCCAGACCCTCCACCGCCGGCGGCTCCGCGCCCAGCCAGGCGATGTGGCCGAGCTTCCAGCCCTGGCCGGTCTTCTGCAGCCGCACGGAGCGCTCATACAGCCGGCCGTCGCGCACCAGCTTTTCGAACTGCGGTTCGATGTCGCGGCTCTTGGCATAGAGCACATCGCCCTCGCGCTTCAGCGCCGCGGTGCGGCCATAGGCGAAGGGGGAGTACAGCTCTTTATGGGTGACGACATGCGGCGCCGGATGGTCCGCGTCGTGATTGGTGACCATCTGGTCGAGGTCCGCCCGGGTATAGGTGGCGGTGCGGCCGAGGCTGTCGGTCTGGGTGCCGGCCCTGAAGATCGGCACCCAGTCGGTGAGGCCTTTGAAGTCGTGTGTGCGCTGGTCCATGTGGCGCATCATGGACGAGCGAAGGGGGAGGGTTCAGGGGGAAAGAGTTCCCCGGCTGGATTATGGGGTTCTGGTTATAGACTGCCAGACGTGTGACGGGGAATCAATACGGGGCAAGGAGGAGCAGGTGAGTTACGGGTTGATCGGCATCGTCATCATCATTGCCCTTGGCTGCGCCTGGCGAGACTGGACGAACTACCGCGAGCGGTCGCATCGACTGGACGCGGCCGTGAAGATGTCGGAACAAGAGACGCAGCGCATGAAGCTTTTCATCGCCGCCTCCGGGTCGCCGGCAAACACCGGTTATCCGGCTGAGTCGCGAGCGATTCAAAACCCATTTAAAACCGCCTGAGCGGCCTTGTCGCCCCCTGACGCCGGCATGGGTGGCGCTCATCGCCTCTGCACGGCGCACAGGCGCTCTCAGGCGGCCGCCCGAAATGGCCGAGGGGGACATCAGATTCACCGGCCAGCCCATACCACACGGTCCAGGATCTGCAGCGACTCGATCTCCAAGGGATCGAGGGCTTGGGAAAGGAGAAGCAAATGAGTTACGGGTTGATCGGCGTCGTCATCATCATTGCTCGTTCATCTGCCTGAGAAGCTCAATGGAGTTGGAATAAGCGTCCACATCAATCAATGCCCTGTCCGAAAAAATACCGCTCGCAGCTTCTGTTGCCGCGATCAGGTCTTCTAATGATTTAATGCGCAACTCGGACGCCTTGTCTAGGGCATCACCAAAATCATCAACCTCATCTTTGTAATTATTCATCAGTGATGATTTTATTTCCCCGCCAGTGAGATTCTCGTCTACGCGATTGATGCTCGCCATTATCGCGACACCCCTTACATGAGCCGCAGCCACTTGTCTTTGCGCTCGTATAGCATCTCGGGCTGCAGTCAATATGGCCAACGATCGATCGTAGTGCTGTCGGCTTGATTGCCCCTCTAATTTTCTGACCGCAATAATACTTTTACCAATTTCATTTGCATGGACTTCATATTGCTCCAGCAAGTCATTATAGGTTGCTGTTCTATCCTGCTCAGCTAAAGCCGAATTCACGCGGATTTTTGCATCGGTAAGATATGATTCCAATACGCTGATAAATTCATTTCTTTTGTATTGGGAATAACCGTATTCAACGAGCACAGCAGTCATGCTGATAACCAGCAGCCAGATGAATAAACGACCTATAGTCAATCCTTTTTGTTTTGCCAATAACCTCATCTAACACCCCCCATAAAGTTCGCGCTCGATATTTCTGTTCATTTTTTCGTTGATGTCTTCTTGCTGGGGCTGGCGGTCGTAGGTAACGCAGCCGCCATCGCCTCCAGCGCCGCCTTGCCCTGCGGCGCACAGGCGCTCTCAGGCGGCCGCCCCGAAACGGATGGCCGGGTGGTCTGTCGCGTCAGATTCGCCGGCCAGCCCATACCACACGTCCCAGGATCTGCAGTGACTCGATCTCCGAGGGACCGAGGGCCTGGGATTCGTAGGCCCGGTTGTCGCTCTTGATCACGATGCTCTGGTCGAGCCGGTGCTGGATGCGTTTGACCAGCAGCGCATCGCCCACCACCAGCACATAGATCGCGCCATCCCGGAACTGGTGCTCGGACTTGTCGATCAACAGCAGATCCCCGTCGCCAAGGGTTGGCTCCATCGAGTCCCCCGTCGCAGAGATCAGCACCAGGTCGGCGGGACGGGCGCCCAGTTGCTGGCGCACCCAGTCAGCCTTGAACGCCAGGTGGTCGACCACCTGCTCCGAATGGATGATGGCGCCGCCCCCCATGCTGCCGTGCACGTCGTAGCGCGGCACCATCACGAAATCATCATTCGCCACGGAATGCAGCCGGGCCAGGGCCTGGGCGGAATCACGGACGATCCCCACGAGGCCCTCATCCAGGCGTGCGGCCCAGCCACCGTGATCCGCCTCCACCGTGGCGGTATCGGCCAGATCGATCAGGGCATCGTCGATATCGCGCAACAGCCCGGTGGCGGCGCGTGACAGCTCGTGCGGAGGCTGCGCCTCCTCCCCCTCTGCGTGGTGCATGGGCCCGCCATAAAACAGCTCATCCAGGGAGATCTCGTTCCGGTAGGCGAAGTGCACCAGGTCGGCATAGGGCACCGTGCCGCGTTTGCGCCAGGTCGGAATGGAGGAAGACGCCACACCCAGGGCCCGGGCTACATCGGCATCCTTCTCAGAACCGATCAACTTCCTCACCCTGTCGAGCAAAACCTCCAGCTCATCACTCGAATATGCGGTCTTACCCCTTGACATTGCGAGTTCCTTGCTTAAAATGCTCGACTAAGTTAACTTATTAACTCGATTACGCGAACAAAAAGAGCCTGGAGGCCCTCAATGCATTACGCAGATATCAGTGCTGCCTTGATCAAAGCCGGCCACCCGCCAAGCAAGATTGCCGAGCAGCTGGATGTAACGCCGGCGGCGATCAGTCAAGTGATTCACGGCACTCGTAAATCATACAACATCGCCTCCTATATCTCCGCTGTAACCAATATTCCCCTGAACCGGCTCTGGCCGGACGGGCGCTATCGCTACGCCCCCAAGGAAGGGCGGTCCGCGGCATGAGTCCATTGCTAGCTCGCATCTGCCACCGTCTCCGCTCGCTCCAGGTGCTGATCCACGCAGGCCGGGCACAGGGTGAGGTCCCAGTCGACCATGCCGGCCCCCGTATAGATCTGGGCGATGGCCACCATCCAGCCATCGAATATGGCCTGCCAGTGCAGGCTCTCCCGCAGCGACAGGCGCGTGGGCGGGAAGTGATCGCGCACCCAGCTGCTGATCACCAGCTCCTGCTCCCGGCCACAGAAGTGGCAGCGGATCAGCCCCCGGTCGGTCACCGGACGCACCGGACCCGAGCTGATCGCCTTGATGAACCGGTTCCTATGCCCGAATCGATCCCTGGGGTCGTGCATTTCCTGTCTCCTCTCGAGGTGGTACGAGCCCGCCGTACCCGGCAGCGGGCATTGCGGCGTCGTGATAGTGCAAAGCCTACGGCGCAAGTGGAGGCACGTCAGTGGTAAAGCGGCGAAAACTTATTTCCAGCATTCAGGGCGATCTGTTCCAGCAACTGGCCGAGCAGACGGCCCTGGAGGCGCAGCAGGCCCAGGACCTCGATATCAACCTGGAGCTGATGGGCGCCATCAACCAGGCGATCCGCGAGGCCAAGCAGCGCGGCATGTCCCGCGAGCGGATCATCGACCGCATGAATCTCTGCCTGCCGGATCTGGAGCGGGGCATCACCCTGCGCCAGCTCAATGCCTGGACGGCGCAGAGCAAGGAGTACCACGAATTCCCCGCCCGCTACCTGCCCGCCTTCTGCTGGGCCACTGGGTCCGTATTACCCCTGCTGATGCTGGCCCAGGCCATCGGCCACGACCTGGTGGACCGGCGCGATCAGGTGGCGCTGGAGCTGGGGCAGAAGCTGGTGGCCCAGGCCCAGCTCACGCGCGACGTTAATTCACTCAAGAAACTGCTCGGAGATAAATAATGGCGAAAAAGATCGAGACCCTGCCGGCTACGGATAACCCCGCGCTGGAGCACGACCCCGAGGCACGCATGATCGCCGAGCGGGTGATGGCGCTGAAGGAGGAGACACCCTGGGACCTGCCGGTCTCTCGTGGCAAGCCGCTGACCGGCGAGGCCCTGAAGGCCTGGCAGCTGAAGAAGGTGGATCAGGCCGCTGTCGGTCAGGTGGAGCGCGGCATCGGGTATGCCCTGCTCAAGCGCGAGCTGGGCCACGGCGGGTTCGAGGGCTGGCTGAAGGATAACGGCATTCCGCTCAGCTCCGCCCGTGCGGACCGTCAGGTGGCGCAGCTCTACCTGGGGCTGTCCACCGCAAACCGACAGCGCGCTGTCGGTTTGGCGCAGCGCAAGCTCCAGGTGCTGGCCAGCGCCCCGCCCAAGATGGTCGAGGATCTGTTCGACAGTGGCGCCCTGGACGATGCCGCCGACATGTCCCGCGACCAGCTGCGCGAGATCATCCAGCTGCGCAAGCAGGTCGAGAAGGCTTCGGCTCGGGAGGCGCGGCTGGAACAGGTGATCGCCGAGCAGGATGAGACCCTGCGCCAGCACAGCGCCCTGCCGGAGGTGCAGGCCCATGTGCTGGAGCTGCGCCAGGCGGTGATCGAGGAGACCCAGTCGCTGCGGGTGAACGCCACCCAGCTGCAGGCGCTGATGGACCGCCTGGACTTCCTGCCCCGGGACCTGGAGTCGGCACAACGGGATGCCATCGCCCACCCGCTGATGTACGCCCTGCAGGGCCTGCAGGCCACGGTCGGCGCCATGCTGGAGCGCGGCTTCAACAGCTTCGCCAACCTGCATGCCGACCTCGATGTGTTCCCGCCGGCCCTGGAGCCCGGGGAGATCGAGCGCGCCCGGCGCCTGAGCATCGAGTTCATGCAGCGTGCCGAACTGCGTGCGGTACACCGTGAGGTGGATACGGTCCAGCCGAAAGCGAAGCGTGGCCGCGGCCGGCCCCGGAAAGGGACGAAGTGATGAGCCGCGCCCTGGCGCAGCGGAGCAACGCCCGGCTGCGGGTGGTCGGTGCCGAGGATGGCGCGCCGACCCTCACCGGCGCGCAACTGCAAAAGCAGCAGGCGCTGGTGCTGGTGATGCGCTACGTGCGCAACATCCGCGGGGAGCTGGGCACCGACAGCCTGCGCCCGGCCTGTGCCGAATTTGAACGCCAGTTCAACGCCCGGCTGCTGCCCACCGCCGTGCTGGGTGCGCTGATGACCCTGCGCCCCACCAAGGCGGGCAGCTGCCCGGACCGCGCCACCCTGTATCGCTGGGATGAGCGCTATACCCGGTTTCTGCAGGGCGGGAATACGGCCGCCGCACCGAAGCACCAGGGCCGGCAGCGCACGGTATATGGCTGGGAGGCCCGCGCCATCCACCTCTGGCAGCAGCCGACCAAGCCGGCCATGTCCACGGTAGCCTACTGGCTGCGCGGCGAGAACTTCGATTCCGCCACCGACAGCCGGGTACGGCGCTACCTCAAATCCCTGCCCGCCACCCTGGGTGAGCAGAGCGCCCAGCGCATGGGCCGGCACTTCTATCAGCAGAACCTGCGGCCCTATGTGCTGCGCGACGACACGGTGCTGCCGGTCGGGCTGATCTACCAGGGCGACGGGCACAACTGCGACGTGTATGTCGCGCACCCCAACACCGGCAAGCCCTGGCGTCCGGAGTTCACGCCCTGGATCGATGTGCGCAGCCACTACGTGGTGGGCTGGTATCTCTCCGAGGCCGAGTCGAGCCTGACCACGCTGTTCAGCCTCAGCCATGCGCTGGCGCACCACGACCACGTCTGCGCGCTGATCCACGTCGACCCGGGCTCCGGGTTCAAGAACCGCATGATGACCGACGAAGTGAGCGGCTACCTGGCGCGCATGAGCATCGAGTTCATGTCGGCGCTGCCCGGAAACGCCAAGGGCAAGGGGCTGGTGGAAGGCTTCTTCCACATCTTCGAGGAGCGGCTCGGCAAGACCTTCCCGACCTTCTGCGGCCACAACCGCAGCGATGATTACCTGCGCCACCTGAGCCAGAAGGTGAAGCGCGGCCAGATCGTGCTGCCGACGCTGGCGGAGTACCGCGACGCCATCGCCGCCTACATAGAGCGCTACAACAACACCTACCAGGAGCGCCTCGGCTGTACACCAGCCGAGCTCTGGGCGCAGCTGGAACGCACCCCGCTGGAAACCGCCGAGGCGGCCATCATCCGGCCACGCGAACTGCGCAAGGTACAGCGCTGGGGCGTGACCCTGCACAACCGTATGTATCGCCACGCGGAGCTGGCGCATTACAACGGCCGCGAGGTGATGGTCGAGTACGACCTGCACAACGACGCGACGGTGACCATCCGCGACCACCAGGCGCGCTTCATCTGCGAGGCGGAACAGGTGGACCGCAAACCCTGGCTGCCGGCCTCGCGCATCGAGGAGCTGCAGCAAAACCGGGTGGACGGCCAGCGCAAACGCCTGCAGCAAAAGCTGGATGAGGTTCAGGCGCGCGGCCGGGCGGCCATCACCCACGATGCCGTACTGGAGGACATCGAACTGCTCTGTGATACGCCCGCGCTGGGCCACGCCCCGGACGGACCGTCCACGCCTTCGCCGCGATCCCTGCCGGACCCTGCCGACCTCGACATCCTGGACACCGATTACTAACCAGAAGGAGAACAACATGAGTGCAGCCATCCCCATCAGTCATCGCCAGAGCCTGATGCCCATGCCGGAGACCTGGACCGACGCCTACACCGAAGCGGACCGGGAGGCCGTCCGCAGCATCATCGAATGGCTGAACGACGGCCAGGTGCATGTACCCGGCTACGCCAACCAGCGCACCCAGACCAAGCTGGGCCGGGCGGCCAAGGTCAACGTCTCCACGCTGAATTCCATCCTGGCGGGCAAGTACCCCAGCAGTCCGAGCAAATGGCTGGCCCAGGCGCTGGACGCCCTGCGGCGCCAGGCCCATCGCGAGCGGGACGGGGTGCGGGAACTGCCGTTTGTGGTGACCTCGGTGTACCGCGTGGCGCAGGCCGCCTGCCACCGCGCCCACCTGTACCGCAACTTCGGGGTGATCAGCGCCTATGTGGGCACCGGTAAGACCACGGCGGTGAAGCAGTACGCCCGTGAGCATTCCAGCGTGATCCTGGTCGAGGCGACGCCCGACATGAACGCCGCGGTGCTGCTCACCGAACTGGTGGATCAAACCGGCGCCGAGGTGCACAAGTCCAACCGCTACTCGGCGGGCACCAAGGCTGAGCGCATGCATGCGGTGATCCGTGTACTCAAGGGCAGCGACAGCCTGCTGATCCTCGACGAAGCGGAGACGGTGACCGCCCCCACCCTGGAATACGTGCGGCGCATCTCCGACAAGGCTGGCATCGGCGTGGTGCTGTCCGGCACCGAGAAGCTCAAGCCCATGATCAAGGATCCACGCGGGCGCTTCGGGCAGATCAGCAGCCGCGTGGGCTTCTGGCCGCCGATCGTCCAATCCATCACCGAGGAGGATGCCTACGCGCTCACCCGCGCCGGGTTGAACGATGACGACGTCGAGCTGAGTCCGGCGGTGCTGGACGCCTTCTGGCAGATGTGCGACGGCTCGGCGCGCGTGCTGGCCAACAGCCTGGTGCCCGGGGTGCGCGACTACGGGCTGAAGAAGGGCAAGGCGCTCACGCCGGAGCTGGTGTTCCGGGTGGGTGAGGAACTGCTGGGTTTCAAACGACCGACGGCACGGAGGGGCTGACATGAAAGAGTACTCGACTGAATACGTGGAATGCGCTCGCAAGGTGTACCGCAATGAAAATCTGTATCACCGCGCCGGCATTCTGTTCGACACGTTCCTGCTGATGCCGACGGAGATCCTGCAGGCGGTGCGCAATCGGCCGGCGGATGTCGAGCCGCTGCTGCCACGCCAGGAGCGCGTCATGCACGAACAACTGGTGCGCGAGCTCGCCGAACGCGAGGAGGCGGCGCTGCCGGCCGGCACGACCCTGCGCGGGGACCGCTATGTGCAGGGGCTGCGCCACCACGCGTATACCGTGTCCGGCGCGCTACACCTGGACCTGGCACGCAAGGGGGTCTCATGAGCACTGAGCCGATGCCGGACACCAACGGGCTGGTGGTGGAGGAGATCCCCGATCGGCGCACCGACCATTCGCTTCGCCTGCTGATCCAGATCGGCAATCAGATGGCCAAGGCCGCCGCGGTTGACCCTGCACTGACGGCCGAATGGTGCGTGGCGCTGTACCGGCTGCGCCGGCGGTTCCGTCACGAAAGGAGCGAATCACATGATGCATAGCCTGGAAACCTTCACGGGCCACCTGGTGAACCTGGTGCAGCCACAGTCGGACAGCATCCGGCTGATCGACATCATCTGGGGGCTGTCGCGCACGCCGCGCTTCAACGGCCATACCCTGGGACGGCATCCCTACTCGGTGGCCCAGCATTCGGTGTGGGTGGCGCGGGCCGCCATGCGCTACTGCGGGGCCGATCCCCAAATGGCCCGCTATGCGCTGCTGCATGACGCCCACGAGGCCTACAGCGGCGACCTGGTGCAGCCCCTGAAATCCACCTCGCATCTACAGGGGGTTCACCTCCTGGAGGCGCGGCTGCAGGAGGCCATCCACCAGGCGTTCGAGCTGCCGCTGCCGTCGCCGCGCACCCTGGCGGTGATCCGGGCCTGCGATCGCATGGCCCTGGCCGTGGAGGCACGCCACCTGATGTATTCGGCGGGCAAGGGCTGGGCGGTGATGTCAGAAGTCGAGGAAGACGTGTTCAGCGACTTCTGGGACCCGCTACCGGCCGAGGAGGCCTACGGACTGTTTGAGGATGCCTGGCATCGACTGGCCCAGGGCCGAGACCTGGAGGGGCTATGCGCGTGAGCTGTCCGGTGTGTGGCGCCATGTTCGATCTCATCCAGGCCCTGGAAGACAAGGAGGGACGGCAGTGGGTGGCGCAGCTGGCGGAGCTGCCGCCCACGGTCATCAAGCCGCTCATCCGTTACCTGCACCTGTTTCGTCCGGAGCAGCGCGCCATGCGCTGGTCGCGGTTGCTGAAACTCACCGCCGAGCTGGTGCCGATGATCAAGGCGGCACAGGTCAACCGCAACGGCATCGACTATGCCGTGCCGGCCTCCCAGTGGGCCGATGCGATGGACCACCTGGTGGACACCCCGCCCAAGACCCTGCTCCTGCCCCTCAAGAGCAACGGCTACCTGCTGTCGATCCTCGCCGGCCAGGCCGGGCAGGCGGAGGCCGCTGTCGAGCGTGAGGCCGAGGAGCGCAAGCGGCAGCGCGGCCGCGAGGGTAAGGAGCAGGGCCCGCAGGCGGTCGGGCAGATCCTGGACGGGGGCGGCAAGTCGCGCAGCGGCCCGCCGCCCGGCTGGAAACACAACGCCCTGGGAGGGAAGCCACGTGATTGAACTGGACCGCGAAGAAGTGAAGGCCCGTGTGCGGGAGATCCTGGAGCGGCACGAGGGGCCCGGCGACTGCATCACCATGACGGCGCTGCATAGCCAGGCCACCGGCCAGGTGATTATTCCCTGGCGGCGCTACGACCAGTCGCGCCTGGTGCGTAGCCTGGTCGCCGAGCTGCGCCGCGAGGGCTGCCCCATCGGCGATCGCGGTGGGCGCGAGGGTGGCTATTTCTGGGCCGCTGATCGCCAGCAGCTGGAACCCACCATCGCCAAGCTGCACGCCCGCGCCCTGTCGAGCCTGCGCCAGGAGGCGGTGCTCAAACGGGTGCGCGCCGAAGAGCTGTTACAGCAGTACGAAATCGAACTATCCACCGAAGAGGAACCGCAATGAGCACCACACACGAGATCGAGCAGTTGACCCGCGAGTATGCCGAGGCCCGCGCCTACCTGGCCGGCGTCATCACCACCCTGCAGGAGGAGCTGGAGCGGGTGAAGCACCCGGTGCTGCCTGTGATCCGCGCGGCGGTCGGCCAGACCGCCGAGAAGCACGCCGCCCTGCGGGCCGCCGTCGAGGCCGCGCCGGCGCTCTTCATCAAGCCGCGCACCCTGACCATCGCCGGGGTGCGGGTAGGGTTCATGAAACAGCGCGGGCAAGTAGTCATCGAGGACGAGGAGGCCGTGATCGCGCGCATCCGCAAGCTGTTGCCGGAGGAGCAGGCGGATCTGCTGATCCGGGTGCGCGAGAGCGTCCACAAGCCGGCCGTGTACGACCTCACCGCCGGCGACCTCAAGCGCCTGGGCATCACGGTGACAGCCGACGCGGACATGGTGACCATCAAGCCGGTCGATGGCGAGGTGGACAAGCTTGTGGCGGCGCTGCTGGCGGAGGCGGAACGGGTGGAGGCGGCATGAATAGGGACACCACAAGCAGCCGGACTTCGGCCGCGGCCGAGGTGCAACGACTCCTCGCCAACCAGGTGGTCGTCGATGACTTGTCAATAACGGCCAACCACAGCATGCAGACCGAGCTGGAGATGCTGGGCACTCCCGGCTTGAATGAGGTGCTGCCGGCGCATGTGTTTTATGTATTACAGGCCCTGGTGCAGCACCTCCTGGTGCAGTCCACAGAAGCGCAGCAGAGGGAATCGGCATGAGGAGGATCAAGTGATGGCCGCCGGCAATGAAGCCCGCCGCCGTTACTACGCCCTGCTGCACGTTGGCAAGCAGCAGCTGGGCATGGCGGATGACGCCTTCGAGGCCCTGCTGGTGCGTCACGGCGCCAGGGCGGTGGGGGGCCGGATCTCCAAGACCACCATGTCGGTGTCGGAGCTGTTCAAGGCCGTCGAGGAGCTGCGCGCGAAAGGCTTCCGGTCACAGCCCAAGCGGGGTTCGGTCGCGGCCATTGGCGATTGGCGCAAGAACCGCATCAAGATGATCACCGCGCTCTGGTGCCAGTTGGCGGATGTGGGGGCCGTGCGCAACCGCAGCGAGGCCTCGATGGCCAAATGGTGCGCAACCCTCACCCACAAGCCGCGCCTGCAGTGGGCCAGCTCCGAGGAGCTGAACCACTGCATCGAGGGACTCAAGAGCTGGGCCCGGCGCGAAGGGGTGAAGCTGGATGATTGAGGGGGAGGACAAGCTGGACCTGGTCGACCCGGATCTGCTGCCGCCGCAGATCCGCTGCCTGGTGAAGCTGATCGGCATGCCCGATACGCTGGCGCTGTTGCGCGCCAGAGGCGGACTGGGGCCGACCTACATTCCCGTCACGCCGGATCCCACCTGCGCATTGGCCGCGGTGATCAGCAGGGAGTCGCTGGACATCATGTGCGAACGCTACGGGCGCGATATGCTCGACCTGCCCAAGCCGGACAAGGTATTGCAGCAGCTGCGCAACCATTACATCAACGAGGCCAGCCGCCAGGGTGCCAAGAGCGGCCGGCAGCTGGCGGCGGAAACGGGGTTGACCTGGCGCATGATCAAGAAGATCAAGGCCCAGGCCCGCGAGGAGTGCGATCGCACCGGTGATCTATTCGCCCTTGACAATCCTGCCCCATCTCGCCAGTCTAAATAACGAACCCACCCCTGCGTGGGGAACTCTTTCCCCCGTCCCATCTACCCGCTCCCCCGCCATGCTGTGCAGCATGGTCATCTCGCCGTCACCCATCCGCCCACGTCAACACGCCACGCGCATCGTGGAGCGTGTGAACGCGCTGCTGCGTGAGGAGCTGCGCGCCGTGCCGACCGAGCAGCGCGGCCTGGTGCTCGATCATGTGCAGGACCATATCGCCAAGCGGCACTTCAACCGCCAGCGCCGCAAGGTGGCGGCGTGAGGGCCTCGGAACTGGACTGGTACCAGAGCCATCGCCTGTCCCCCCGGGAATGGCCACGCGGGGTGCTGGAGCACATGGATGCCCGGGTGATCATGGCCCTCATCGATGCGCGTGAGGCCCTGCCGGCCAGCCACGCCTTCACCCCTTCGCCCGTTCCGGAGGGCCATGTGCGGCTGACGGGCAATCCCGCCAGTCGTCACTATGCCGGCAATGGTCGGCTGTCCGATGCCACGGACTTCTTCGTGGCCTGGCCGCATGCCTGGGACGTGCTCACCGAGTTGCAAGGTCAGCACTACGGCGGCATCGGCATCTATACCGACATGATGCTGCGCGGTGTGCCCGGTGATTACTGCATGTTCCATATCGATCTGCGCCCGAACCGTTTGCTGTGGGTCGGTTGGCGCGATGGTCGCGACCAGCCGACCCAGTACGTCTACCACAACCGCGATCCCCTGACCTATCACCGCCTCCTGGCCGAGCGCGGAAAATGAGCGCGCATTTCGAGGCGACCACCGGCCTGATCTATCTCTACGACGAGGGCATGAACTATGCCCGCATGGACCGCTACCGCGCCGTGCTGAACCTGCTATTCCCAGCGCCGGACATGGCGGTGGTCACCGGCACCAATGGCGAGATCCGGCCGCACGATCTGCGCGATATCGGCCAGCTGCTGCACGAGCGCGGCGTGGCCACGCTCTATATGCGACGCGCCCCCGGCCATCGCATGCCCTATGCCGTCAAGGAGGGCACCGGTCCGTTCCGCGGCTGGTGGCGCATCCGCATCGAGGAGCACCTGTAATGGACCCCATCACCCTCGGCGGTGTATTCAATATCGGCGGCAAGCTCATCGACAAGCTGTTTCCCGATCCTGCACAACGGGCCCAGGCCCAGGCCGAGCTGGTGCGCCTGCAGCAGGCGGGCGAACTGCAGCAGGTGGAGGCGCAGCTCTCCGCCATCATCGCCGAGGCCCAGAGCACGGATCGCTGGACCTCGCGTGCGCGGCCATCGTTTCTGTATGTGGTGTACATCATGATCCTGGCCGCGATCCCGATGGGCATCCTGCATGCCTTCCGGCCGGACACGGCGGCGGCGATCGCCGTCGGCATGAAGGCCTGGCTGGATGCGATACCCGAAGAACTGTGGTGGCTGTTCGGCACTGGCTATCTCGGGTACACGGGATTCCGCTCAATGGATAAACGCGGCTCGGCGAGCAAGCTTGCGAGCAAGTGGGGTGGTTCATGACGCTGGCTGAGGCGGTGGTAGAGGCGGCGGATTCTTTGGGTGTAGCCATTGTGATCGCGGCGTTTGTGCGCGGGTTGCTGAATAAGTAGGGGGTGTTGGTGGAGATTGATTATACCGCCTGGCGGTTCTGGATGGATCTGCTGCTGATTCTGGTTGTGATGCTGCAGGGCATCTACACCTGGTTCGTGAATCGCACCAAGGTCAACAAGGCGGCCATCGACCGGGTGGACGGCCGGGTGTCGGAAGTGGTCGAGCGGGTCACTCTTCTGGAGCGGGATGTGCGTCACCTCCCCAACCATGATGACCTCGGTGAGCTGCACGAGAAGGTGAACACCATCGCCACCAGTATGGGCAAGATCGAGGGCGAGCTAGCCGCCCTGGTGCGGAGCCTGAGCATGATCCACGAGCACCTGCTGAATGAGGTGAAGCGATGAGCGAGTACCGCGACCGCCATGCCGCCATGATGCGGCGCATGCTGCTGGAGGCGCTGGAGCGGGCACCGGGCTACACGGCGCCCGATCTGCTGCTGCAGGCTGCGCTCGAATCCCACGCGATGGTGGTGGGGTTGGATCGGCTGCGCACGGAACTCGCCTGGCTGGCCGAGCAGGGCCTGGTGGAGCATGCCGAGGGCGCCACGCTGCTGACGGCCCGTGGTCTGGATGTGGCCCTGGGACGCGCGGACGTGCCCGGTGTGCAGCGCCGGCCACCGGGCGGGATCATCGGCTTGGGCACCAGCCTGCTGGCCTCACGGCTGCGCGGGGACGGCTGATGGCCCATGCCCCGGAAGTGCGCCAGGCGGTGCGCCGCAGCTATGTGATTGAGCGGCTGCCGCTGGAGGCCGCCTGCGAGAAGCACCAGGTCAGCTACCACACCGGGCGCAACTGGAAGCGCGTCGACAAGGAAGCGGGTGACGACTGGGACCGGGCGCGGGCCGCCTCGCGCATGGCTGCCGGTGGCCTGGGCGATCTGACCACCCAGGTGCTGGAGGAGTTCGCGCTGCTGTTCCAGGCGACGATGGAACAGATCGGCTCGGGCGAATACGACGGCCTGCAGAAGGCCGAGGCCATGAGCCGGCTGGCGGATGCCTACACCAAGACGGTGAAGGCGGCCGGGGGCGGGGATTCGAAGATCGCGCGGCTGGCCGTGGCGATGGAGGTGCTGGAGAAGCTGGTCGCCTTCGTGCAGCTGCACTATCCGCAGCAGGGTGCCGCGCTGCTGGAGGTGCTGGAGCCGTTTGGCGAGGAGCTGAGTCGGGCGTATGCGTGATCCCTTGCTTAAAGGTTTACGCCTCGTTTCTTCCCGGCGAGCACGAAAATTAAGAAAGCGGGGGACGTTCGTCTGGTGGATGCCCTGCTTTGGTTGGGTGTGGAAACGCAATGGCTAAGCTCTCCTCCCGCCAATTCGCCCGGCAGCTGTCAGAGCTTGCCGCCGGTTTCCGCCAGCAGATCGAGGCGCAGGTCAGCGGGTTCGATCCGGACCCGGCGGCCTCGCGCACGCGGCGGCAGCAGGCCGATCAGGATTTCGGGTTTTTCGCCCGCACCTATTTCCCGCACTACGTCACCAAACCCAACAGCCGGCTGCACGATTACCTCTATGCTCGCCTGCCGGAGATCGCCGACTCGGCCGAGAGCGAGACCGATGCGATCGCGGCGCCGCGTGGCGAGGCCAAGTCCACCATCACCTCGCAGATCTTCGTCATCTGGTGCGTGGTCACTGGGCGCAAGTGGTATCCGATCATCGGTATGGATGCCTTCGATCAGTCTGCCATCATGCTGGAAGCGATCAAGGCGGAGCTGGAGAGCAACCCGCGCCTGGCAATGGATTACCCGGAGGCGACCGGCCAGGGGCGGGTGTGGCAGGCCGGGGTGATCCTCACGGCCAACGACCGCAAGATCGAGGCGGTGGGCTCCGGCAAGCGTATCCGTGGCCGCCGGCATGGCGCCCATCGTCCCGACCTGTTCGTGGGCGATGATCTGGAAAACGACGAGAACGTGCGCACGCCGGAGCAGCGCGACAAGCTGCAGGGCTGGCTCACCAAGGCCGTGCTGAAGCTCGGCGGCGCCGGGGAGAAATTCGACACCATCATCATCGGCACCATCCTGCATTACGACTCGGTGCTGAACCGCCTGCTCAAGAACCCGCTGTGGCGCGGCATGAAATTCAAGGCGCTGATTCAGTGGCCGGACCGCATGGATCTATGGGACCGCTGGGAGGAGCTGCTGCTCAACCAGGGCAAAGCGGCGGCGGATGCCTTCTATTCCGAGCGCCGCGCCGAGATGGATGCCGGCGCCGAGGTGAGCTGGCCGGCCGGGCGGCCGCTGATGGACCTGATGGTGATCCGGGCCCGCGATGGCCACGCGTCGTTCGATTCCGAGCTGCAAAACGATCCGCTCTCCGATGATGATGCGCCGTTTGCGAAGGTGATCACCTTCTGGGTCAACCGCCTGGCGGACTGGATCTTCTATGGCGCCTGTGATCCGTCGCTGGGCAAGGCGGGCGCTTCGCGTGATCCGTCCGCCATCCTGGTCGGCGGATTCAAGCGCGACACCGGCATCCTCGACGTGGTCGAGGCCAGCATTCGCAAGCGGCTGCCGGATCGCATTATCGAGGACGTGATCGGTTTCCAGGATGAATACCGCTGCCTGCTGTGGGTGGTGGAGACGGTCCAGTTCCAGGAGTTCCTGCATACCGAGCTGATCAAGCGCGCGGCGGCGCGCGGCATCCCGGTGCCGGCCCGCGCCGTGAAACCCATCACCGACAAGCTGCTGCGCATCGAGAGCCTGCAGCCACACATGGCCAACGGGCTGATCCGGTTGCATCCCTCGCAGGTAACGCTCATCGAGCAGCTGCGGCATTTCCCCAAGGCGGACCATGACGATGGTCCGGATGCATTGCACATGCTGTGGATGGCGGCGCTGTCCGGTGCCGGCGGCGTGCCGCAGATCAGCACCCGTGGCCGTCGCCAGACCACCGATTTGATGAGGTATTGATATGGACACCGGCGACCTGAAGAAGGCGAGCAAGAACAACCTGGCCCAGGAGATCGCCTCCCGCAGCACGGATCCCGATTTCTATGGCGCCCTGAGCTACCTGCCCAACCCGGACCCGATCCTGCGCAAGCTGGGCCGCACCGATGAGGTGTACGAGGCCATCGTGATGGATTCCCATGTGCTGGGCGATCTGCGCTCCGTGCGTGCCGGCATGATTGAGTACGAATGGCGCCTGCAGGCCGGCGGCTCCTCGCCCGCCGATGCGCGAGCGCTGGAGCTGTGCGAGCAGATCTTCAGCGAGCGTCCGGCGCCGGGCATGCGTTGGGCGGATGTGATTTGGAACATGGGCCAGGCGGTGTTCCGCGGCTACGCGGTGCATGAGGTGGTGTGGGAGCGGCGGGACCGGTTCCTGGTCCCCGTTAAGGTGATCGATCGTCCGCAGCGACGGTTCCTGTTCTCGCCGGACAACGAGCTGCGCCTGAAGACGCGCGCCAACCCGGTGGAGGGCGTGGAGTTGGGTGCCTATAAATGGCTGCTCTCCCGACACATGCCCTCGCATGACAACCCCTATGGGGTCGCGCTGCTGTCCTCCTGTTTCTGGCCCTATACCTTCAAGCATTCCGGATTCCGCTACTTCGTAAAGTTCTGCGAGAAATACGGCATCCCCTGGGCCATCGGCCGCTATCCAGAAGGCACCCCCAAGGCGCAGCAGGATGAGCTGGCCGCTGCGCTGGCGGTGATGATCGAGGATGCGGTGGCGGCCATCCCGGACAATGGCAAGGTGGAGCTGCTGGAGGCGAAGCATTCGGGTGAGGTCGTGCACGAACGCATGATCAATATCTGCAACCGTGAGATGTCCAAGGCGCTCACCTCGCAGACCCTGGCCACCGAGATCCAGGGCGACGGCAGCCGGGCGGCGTCGGAAACCCACCGCGAGCGCGAGACCTCGGTGAACGAATCCGATCGCTCCGTGATCTGTGACACCTTCAACGAACTGCTGGCCTGGATCACCGAGATCAATATCCCCGGGGCGCTGCCGCCGACCTTTGAATTCTACGAGGAGGCCGAGGCGCGGCAGGACTGGGTGGAGGTGCTGGAAAAGGCGCGGACCTTCATGGATATCCCCGCCCAGTTCGCCTACGAGCGCATGCAGATCCCGATGCCGGAAAACGGCGAGGCCGTGCTGCCGCGGGGTGGCGCGGCGCCGGGCGCCGGCCTGCAGTTCAGTGCGCCCGCATGCCCGCATTGTGGCACGGTGCACGACCACGCCGCAGCCACGGATACCGTGGCGCCCATCGCCGAGCAGGCGGCTGGCCAGGCCGACACCCTAATCGAGAGCATGGTCGACGAGGTGCGTGCACTGCTCGATCGGGTGGACACCCTGGAGGCGTTCCGCGACGGGCTGGTGGAGCTGTACCCCGGCATCGATGACACCAAACTGGGGGAGCTCACCAGCCTGGCCCTGATGACCGGGATGCTGGATGGGATGGATGAGGCGCAACGATAGGAGAAGCACATGCCGCAGTGGATTGAGGAAACGATTAACTGGTGGATTTCTGGATGGCTCGGCCTGCTGCTGTACTGGGTGCCGATGGCGTTATGTGTGATTGGCTACATGCTGGATGCCCTGCACCTGGCACGGCAGGATCGCATCAACCGATCTAATGGCGGGGACCGTTTCGGAGCTTAACTGGTTTATAAGCCGCAGCTCACCGTGGGTCATTTGATTGAGTGGCCATTTCTCAGCGCCGTTCCAGTGGTGAATCTATTGATCGCCATTTTTGATCACGGGCCAGACCTGTTCGGTGGGGTATTCAAACACCTCGACCGATTCTTTGAAATGCCGCTGCTACCGGATTCGGATCGTTGGCAAAAGTTGCGCGAAGAGCAGCTGCGGGATGCCAAGCCAGATTCCTGATGAAGTGGTCCCGGCATGCCCTAGACCGGTGGCGGGAACGCTTTCCAGATCTGGATGCCGAGACCGAGTGGGCCCGCTCTCGCCGGGTCGGCCGCAAGGGCAAGCGCAGGCTCCGGGAGCGATGCCCCGCCCATGCGGAGCTGATGCGTGGCGGGTTCCAGGGATTCTTCTACCGGATCTCGCGCAACAACGTGGTGTTCGTGGTGGCAGCGCCGGAGACCATTGTGACGGTGTTCCCGTATAGGTGATCGGACCGATGAGCAAAGCAAGACAGCGTAGGTGCTCGGCCTATGACCTGGGTGTGCAGGATTACAAAATCGGTCTCGGTTTACGTTGGAAAAGACATCCGTACATCCGTGCTTATCGTGCCGGATATCACAGCATGAGGCGCGATCGACCCAGATCCATCTGGACCTGGTTACTGAGAATGACGCTCGGAAAAGGATTTAACTGATGCCTGATATTCGGCCCGGCAGCCTGCCCTTCCAGGAGGCCATCGATGCCTTCCGCAGCAAGCTGGATATCCCATCCCAGCACTGGGACGATCTGCTGGGCGAGGTGCACGCCAAGGCTTTCACCATCGCCGGCGCCACCCAGGCGGATCTGCTCGCCGATCTGCGCAGCGCCGTCGACCAGGCCATCACCGACGGCACCACCATCACTGATTTCCGCAAGCGGTTCGACCAGGCGGTCGCGGATCATGGCTGGACCTACAAGGGCCAGCGCGGGTGGCGGACCCGGGTGATCTACGACACCAACCTGCGCACCGCCCGCATGGCAGGCAAGTGGGACCAGTTCCAGCGCACCAAGGAAAACCGCCCTTATCTCCAGTACCAGACCGTGGGCGATGCCCGTGTCCGCCCGGAGCATGCCGCCTGGGACGAGCGGGTGCTGTCCGTCGATGATCCCTGGTGGAATACCCACTACCCACCGAACGGCTGGGGCTGCCGCTGCACCGTGCGGTCGCTGTCCGATCAGCAGCTGCAGCGCGAGGGGCTATCCGTCTCCGAGGCACCGCCTGTGGAGACCACGGAGCGCATCAATACCGGCAGCGGCGAGATCTACGGGGAGGTTCCGCAGGGCATCGATACCGGTTGGGATTACAACGTGGGAAAGGCCTGGCTCGGGCCCGATGTCGCCTTCGGCGAGAAGCTGATGGGCCTGCCCACCGGCATGCGTACCGCCGCCCTGGAAAATGCCCAGGCGCTGGCGCCCCACCTGGAAAAGACCTTCAGCCCCTGGGTGAACCGGCTGCTGACCCGCAAGCAGCCACTGGGCGAGATCCGCACGGTTGGGTACCTCTCCCCCCGCCAGGTCGAGGAGCTGATCCGGCGTGGCCAGCCACCCACCACCGCCGTCATCACCGCCACCGACAAGGATGTCATGCACCTGCTGCGGGACGCCAAGGACGGCAAGCACATCCCGGCCGATATGGTCCGCTCCCTGCCTGAGCACATCACCCAGCCGCGGGCAGTGCTCTGGGACAAGCGCGATCCGGCCCTGGTCTACGTATTCGATATCCCGGGCGAGCAGCGGGATGGAAAGGTGGTGGTCAGAGTGAACTACCGGGTCAAGGGGCAAGGCCCGGATGGAGAACGCCGATCCCTGCAGACGAACAGCGTGCGGACTGGCGGGCTGGTGCAGGTGAGGAACCTAGCCGATGGGAATATCTATGACCTGGTAGAAGGGGAGCTGTGACCGCCCAGGGGGTACGCCATCCTCCCCGTAAGAGTAGCCGGATTGCTCCGGGTACCCAACCGGACCGGCGATTTCCCGGTTGTCAGGGCGGCCACAACTGCCCCTCATGATAGAGCATCGGCAGCGTATGGCAACTGATTAAGTATGTTTTAAACCGGTTTCAAGGCGGGATTGATGGCAATTTTTGGGTAATTATTCACCAGCAATCTGGCCATTTATTACTGGTAAAAAGACCACTATCTGAGCATTTCTGTCGCAAATTGAGTGTTAATCCGTTCTTGCCCGTGATCCTCTAAGTGGGCGTTTTTGTTTTTGTTTTCTGTTTTTTTCCTTCTTCTCCCTTGTCTCATTCTTAACATCTCCCCACACTTGAGCGCTGGCCTCGAGCGGCGTGCCTGGAATGTACTGGCAGAGCGCTCCGGCTTGAGCGTCTGTAGGAGCGGCCCAGGCCGCGAAAAATAGCGGGCACGGCCCC